GACCCTGGAACGTTTAAAACAGCTGTTCAACGCCTACGTGGCAGAACGCCCCATCGATATCAACGATGAGGACGTTTACGCTGCCGACCTACAAATAACTTGGCCTTTTGCTTAGAGCTGGAACGATCTCTACGCTTCCTGCTGCCAGTCGTACTTATCGACCATCTGCTTGCATCCCTGGCACGTCAGAGCAGACCACGAAAAGTGGTAGATACAGCCTATGTGCCCACATTTAGGGCATTTGATAAACGTCCCCCGTTGCTTAGCCCTGGAGCGTGGTGTTACGGGCTTTGACCCTTTCTGGAACGGTATGAAGAACTGGCTCGGCTTGCCGTTCATGGTCACGCCATCTTTCCAAGTCAGCCCAATGCAATGGTCATTGAGCAGGCACTTGATCAGAAACTCCTCTATCCGTGGAGCGTAGATAACAACGTAGGCATCGGATGCCCAGTGGACCGTTTTGCCAGCCAGCACAGCTGTTTTGATTTCAGTTAAGTTCATTTTTTGCTGTCCAAATAAGCGTGGATTCGATCTTGTAAATCTGTGAGAATGACTGCTCGCTGGGACGTATGCCATCCCTTCTTTTCCAGAAATGTCATCTCCCAGAAAATGGAGTCAGCCAGGAGAGCGAGTTCGTTGTCGGTGAGGTTCATTGCAGACCAGGATTACGTTCAGCAGGAGTAGGGATGGAACGTATCCAGTCGTCCTGCTCGCGCTGCTGCTCAAGTTCCTCCAGTTCTTCTTCGGTGTAAAGCTCAAAAGGGAGTGGAACGTCGTCTGTGTTGGGGTAGTTCATGCGAAGGGAGAAACGGATTGGGGTTTGTAGCCTTGCCATTTTTTGGCTGTATCGATCGCCTTGATTAGTTGGCAAACTTCCTTGTTTTCACCTTTTGCAACCGCTATGTCGAAACGGTGCTGGAGCATTGCCAACATCGCGGCAGGATCACAAGGACATTCGTCTGCCCCTGGACCGTCGTCAGAGAGTTGAATTTCCTGCTCTGCCGCAGTTATGTCGGTATAAGCCGTGGACCGTGAAACGAAGTAGCGGGCGCTGATCATGGTTGCCACCGAAGCGGCAGGAACACCACGCTCAAGCATTGCGCGGGCGTAGCTAAGACGGTGCTGGATTTCTACTTGCGTTGCCATTATTCGCTAAGTCCTGGCTCGTGTGGATAGTCCAGGCCCATCGCACCGGCAAAGCGCTGAAGCAGTTCAATGTCTTCCCTGGTCCGGTATGGGTGACCATGAAGCTGGGCTAGGAAGTCAACGACGGCGTTAGGGACAGCGCCCAACTCACAGCCAAGCTGGACCGTGGTTCGGTCTTCGGTGTCCCAGCTGTCGTGGCTGGTGACTTGCCAGCGATTGATTGTGAGCCGTGGCACGTCTGCAAATGTGTGAACGTGTTCGGTGCGGAATGTGTGGTTCATAGGTGGAACGGAAATAGGATTTTCTGGAAAATTGGACGCTCAGCGGTCGGGATAAATCTCGTCTGCAAGCTGGTGCGCTGCCCATGTCATGGCGTGATTCACGATGGCTGCGTTCATGTCGTCGCCATCTGCGAAGCCGTCGCACTCTCCCTCTAATGCGTGGACCGTTGATGTTGCGCCGATCGCTTCGCAGTAGTCGTTAAAGAGTGCCATCACTGACTCCTCTTGTGTGTCCCAACGCTTTAGTAGCTGGTGCGTGTAGCACTCGCACATGTTTACCCAGTCGGATTGATCGAAGTCTTTCAATCCTTCTGGGCAGTCATCAAAGCGGTCGATGATGTCATCGATGCAATCATTTTGGGATCCTGCCCAGTCTTTGCGAATCCAGTGGGATTCGGCTTCGGTCAATAGTTCTGTGAGTGTTGCCATGGGTGGGCTTCTCCTTTGGGTTGGGTCGTTGTTCAGATAAGAGCGTCTGCGATCTCGTCGTAAGTTTCAGCGACGAGATCGGCTAAGCACTCCCAAAGTTCACCGGATTGATCGCCATAAGGGTCAAACCATGCGAGACCCTCGGGAGTTGCCTGGCACGTCCAACCTGTGGTTTCTTCCATAAGCTGGCTGTATGCCTTGACGCTTTGGGTTGCTGCGTCGAGTTGTTCTAGTTGGGTCATGGGTGGACCTTGTTGGGAACTTGTTTAGTGTAGCACAGATTAGTAGACATGTGTCAAGTCCTGGAACGGTTAGCAGTTCTCACGGCTTCGGTTAGTATTAGTGAAGCTCCGCGAATCACAGCCTGTGGCTGATAACAACACCGAAGAGAAGAAGACGAGCGTCGGTGACGATGAGTCGAAGCGCTGGCGTCAAGGTCGTGGGCCTAGCCATAAGGTTGAAGAGCGTGCCCAGGTTTGCTACGGCTACATCTTGGAAGGTGGGACGCGTCACCAGATCGCTGCCAAAATGTCTGCACGGTTCAACATCTCCATAAGAACAGGACACGATGACTACAAACGAGCGATGCAACTCCTAAGGGAGGAACAACAAGGCACAAGAGAAGAATTGTTGAACCAACTCCAGGCATTACGCCTTGCGACGGTACAAAGGGCCCTTAAAAGAGGCCATTACCAAACCGTGGCGACACTGCTGGGTGACATGGGCCGCGTGATAGGCGAAGCAGCACCAGAGCAGTTGGCGTTGCAGGTTCCAACGCTCGACATCCGAATCGAGAACGAGAATCAATCTCAATAAATTGTCTAGGTTCTTGTTACAATACAGGTGTACTACAACATTTTGGGTACAAAAATACCCCCACAAAGTATAGTTAACTTTGCGGAGGTTGTTGTTAGTAACTCAACGACCCCAGACTAACACCTTGCAGTAGCTGTTGTTTGAGTTTTTATCCATGCAAGTTTGGTAGGCTAATTCATTCTGAGAGTTAAACATGTAGCCTCCCAAAAGTGTAAACAAACAAGCAGAGATTGCAGAGAAAAGAAAGAATTTAGTCATCTTTACTTTGGGTGAGTAAATGTTAGCAACTGTGTGTTGCTAAATATATTTTAGCAGAGCTTACTAAATATGTCTAGGGCTACTGTGCTACTCTGTCAGCTGTCACACGCTCAGAAAATTCTAATTTTTCGCAAATTTTTCTAGTAAATTTGTACTGTGTGCCAGTCGGTGCAACTGTCACAGGGGGGTGGGGTTGCAAAGTAGTACACTTGTACCTAAGCGCGGGGAACTTACTGATACATACCAGATTATTTGCACTGTAGCACACCCCCGGGGGTAGGGGTTGAAAAAGCAGCTAATGTATTACCCATGGCCATACAAAACGCACCCCCACTTAGTCTTCGCTGGGCCCAAGGCCAAGTGTTTACTAGCGACCGCAGATTCCGTGTCCTCGTTGCAGGCCGCCGCTTCGGCAAGTCCTACCTTTCCTGCGTCGAACTATTGCGTGGAGCGATCAATAACCCCGGCGAAACCTTCTTCTATTGCGCCCCGACTTACCGGATGGCGAAGGATATTGCCTGGAAAGTGCTCAAAAAGCTTGTTCCTAAGCCGTGGATCAAAAGTAAGAACGAAACCGACCTCAAATTGGAGCTAGTAAACGGTTCCACCATCGAATTAAAGGGCACAGAGAACGCAATGGCACTTCGCGGGCGCTCTTTATCAGGAGTAGTCCTTGACGAAGCCGCATTTATGGACGCTGAGGTCTGGTTCGAGGTCATTCGCCCCGCCCTGGCAGACAAACAAGGCTGGGCACTCTTCATTTCAACCCCGGACGGCACAGCCAGCTGGTTTTACGACCTTTGGTGCTACTGCGAGGACGACCCAACCAAAGAATGGCAGCGTTGGTGCTACACAACCATCGAAGGGGGCAACGTCCCAGCCGACGAAATCGAAGCAGCCCGCGCCCAACTAGACCCCCGCACATTCCGCCAAGAATTTGAAGCGTCCTTCGAGAACCTCAGCGGCCTTGTAGCAGTCAGTTTCTCCGACGAAAACATATCCCCGAACGCCAAAGACATCTCAATCCAACCAATCCTCCTCGGCGTTGACTTCAACGTGGACCCAATGTCTGGCATCTGCGCCGTAAAAGACGGCGAAACCCTATACGTCTTCGACGAAATAATGCTTACAGGCGGCGCAACCACCTGGGACTTCGCAGAAGAAGTAACCCGCCGCTATGGCGTGGACCGTCGCATAATCGCGTGCCCCGACCCCACCGGCGGCGCCCGAAAAACCAGCGGAGTAGGCGTAACAGACCACGCAATCCTGCGCCGCAGTGGCTTTACCGTCCAAACACCCCGCGCACCCTGGAAAATCCGCGACAAAACCACAGCCGTAAACACAGCCCTAATGGACGCCTCCGGAGCACAAAGAACAGTAATTCACCCACGCTGCAAACACTTAATCAAGTCCCTACGCACGCTCACATACGCCCCTGGAACGGGCCTACCTAACAAAAACTTAGGTGTAGACCACGCATTCGACGCATTTGGCTATTTAGTTTTACAACAATTCAACTTGGCAAAACCAGAAACAATGGGCGCTACGTCTTATCGCTTGTACTAGAGAAGCAGCTTGCCCTTAAAGGCACTCGAACCATATCCCCCTCCCAATGGAGGTAAGCACCAATGTTTACTTCCGGCGCTTGTGCGGTGTACCAACGAAAATCACAGCTAGTGCAGTGTCTACGACGCACAGTTTCATAAGGCCCTTCAACAGTTTTCTTAGTCGTCACAACATGGACGCGAAACGATCCGCACTTTGGGCACTTCAAGGTTGATGTTGATTGGCACGAAGGGCTAGACTAGGCCAAAGATGATCCCCATCATGCCCCAAGGCCCTGGAACTTACGGCACCCAAAAAGGCCGTCCACCCAAGAAGAAAAAGGCCGTAAAAAAAGGCTCCAAGAAAATGCGTTGCACCTGTGGCAGCTAGAAACGAACCTACAGATAAGGCGCTTTACAGCCGTGTCAAAGCGGCTGCTAAGCGTAAATTCGCTGTATACCCCAGCGCCTATGCCAATGCTTGGCTGGTGCGGGAATATAAAAAGCGTGGTGGCACCTATCGAAAAGTAAGTGATGGCGGAACGAAAAAAGCCAAAAAAACCAAGTAAGGCCAGCAAGGCTAAGGGTGGTCTTAGCCGTTGGTTTGATGAGAAATGGGTCGACGTAAAGACCGGAAAGCCTTGTGGACGCTCCAAAGGCGAAGACAGAGATTATCCAGCGTGCCGACCATCAAAACGGGTATCTGCCAAGACACCTAAAACAACAGGAGAGATGTCACCTGCAGAAAAAGCACGATTTAAGCGTGAAAAGACTGGTTCAAAAAAGATAAGTTATCAGCACAAACGTCGTAAACCCAAAGGCAAGAAGTAGAGCGTTTGATTGCCCATGACGACTAAGACAGAGTAGAATCACGGCATAGATCCTTCTTATGCCCACTCATGGCTGTTCTTCGCGGAGAGCAAGGTGCAGTCCAGTTTGAAACCGGCTCAGGCAGCCTCGCAACTGTTGTCGGTACTCGTAGCTGGACGCTGAGCATCACCAAAGACACGCTGGACACATCTGTTCACGGAAACACCTTCCGTCAGTTTGTTGGCAGCATGATCAGCGGTTCTGGCACTGTTGAGCTGGTTTACGACCCAGATGCAACCGGCCAAGCTGGCTTAATCGAGGACATCGTTAAGGTGAACGATGGTGCTGACGCATCATTCGAGCTGTTTACGACTGGCACCACTAGCGGCACTGACTCAGTGGCTTTTGGCGGCATCATTACCAGTATGGACATTGCGTCCACTACAGGTGATTTGGTTGTTGCCACTTGCAACTTCATCACCAGTAGCACCATCACCTCCAACCTTGAGTAAGGGTTAAGGCAATGGCAGAACGCAAAAAGCGTAAACGTGGCCCCAACCTTAGTGTTGGGCGCGGCGAAAAACTGCCTGCCAGTAAAGGTGCTGGCTTAACTGCCAAGGGTCGTGCGAAATACAACCGGGAAACCGGTTCTAAATTGAAACCGCCAGTCACAGGTAAGCCAAAAACAAAAGAGGAGGCTGCCCGCAAGCGTTCTTTCTGTGCCCGAAGTCGTAGTTGGACTGGTGAACGAGGTAAAGCAGCTCGTCGTCGCTGGGGTTGTTAACCACTCATTTTTAAGGTGTCATGACCTACTCAGTCCCCGGCTCAGTCAGAACTCACCTCGTCAGCTCTTCCTATTTGGGATCAGTTGATAGCCCATTTGTTCGCACCCGAGCGGTGATCGATCAAATGAAAGGCTGGGAAATCATGAAAGCCGTGGTTTCCGGCACCGAGTATTTACGTGATAACAGCGAAGCATTCCTGCCACTAGAGCCCCGCGAAGACTATTCCGCCTACCTGGCGCGTGTAAATCGAGCTGTATTTACGCCTTATACCCAACGTTTGATTCGAGCGGCAGCAGGCTTGATTCTGCGTAAACCAATCAATATTGTTGGCGATCCATATTGGACAGACGTTTTCAACAAAGATGTTGACGGCTGTGGCTCAGATCTAGACGAATATGCACGTCGTCTGGTGATTTGTGCATTGACCTATGGCCATTGCCATACGTTGGTTGACTTTCCCGCTCCAACAGAAGCCCGAAGCCTTGCAGAAGAGCGTGCATTAAACCGTCGTCCATATTGGATTGAGGTTGATCCAACCAAAGTG